TAAGCCCAGGTTTAGTTAATCAAATGGATGAGCTTGTTGTTAAGAATAGAGAGCTACAAGAACAGATAACCAAAGCATCGGGCGTTGATCCGAGTGGCGTGGTTCGTGTAACGTTTGCCGATGAAATACAATCGGATTTGTTACAAGCAGCGGCAGGGCGTAAACAACAACTGGCCGCGGCCCTTAAAAAAATACAAGAAGAAGGGGCAGCAAATACAAACCTACAAGGATTAAACCGCGTAGCGCAGGCAACAATAGATTTCTATGAAAAAAATAAATCCGTCTTTAGACCGCTGACAAAAACAGAGGGTGAGGTAGATGTTATAGCGCAACGTATTAATAAACTAGAAACAGAGGTAGATGATATTGTCAATAACTACATTGCAACAAGAGAAATAGATCAGCCAGAAATAGATCGTTTAGCAGGATTGTTAAATGATAATATTAATAACATGTTAGATGAAGTATTATCCGTTGACTCCAATACAATGGCAGGACTCTTTCCTGATTTACCATTTAAAAATAGAGACGAGTGGGCAGATGCGTTAATTAAAAAAGATCTATACGAACTAGCATACAGAAAGTTTGTCTTAAAAGATCCTGATGCGTCATCCTATTATGCCGTATCACCGTCTAAATATGTAAGTAAACGATATAGCTTTGAAGGTGATGCCTCTACACCAAAGGAGTTACGTGATATTGATAAAGAACAACGTTTTGAAACTTTCAAAAGAAGTGGAGAATTTAGACAGTCAAAATACAAAGGTATTGGTATGGACGAGTTTTATGGTGGGCCTAACGCTGTTGATGAAAAAGGTAAACATTATACATCAACCATTGAAAAGATTTTGAAAAAACAAGCACAATCAAATAATTCAGAAATCATTACCATGCCTGTACAATTAAAAAGTGGAAAAGGAGCAACACAATATCGTGTCACTGATCAGAATGGTAACATGGTAGCAACCTTAACCAATGAAGATCAAGCAAGAGAACTACTTGTATCAAATCCAAATTACAGAATTCAGCCTATTTCCATACCCAACAAAAAAGACATGGAGCCAGTTTTTGCTATTAAAATTACTCCTGAGATGTTAGAACCATATAAAACACACAAAGCGCAAGGTGGACTTGTCGAGCATATTGATATATTTGAGGTATAAGAATGGCCGTAGATAGAAGAATTACAGGGGAACCAACAGAATTAGAAGCAGAATCTGTTACTATTGAAACACCCGAAGATCAACTAACAGTTGAAAACATTGAAATGACAGAAGATGGTGGAGCGTTAATTAATCCAGTCGATGAACAAATGGAAGTAGAATTTGATTCTAACTTAGCCGAATATATTGATGAAAAAGATTTGCAAAATATTTCATCTGATTTGATTGGTGAGTATAAAGAAGATAGTTCCTCTCGAGAAGAGTGGTATGACGCTTACGCAAAAGGATTAAAACTACTTGGATTTAAATATGAAGATAGATCACAACCTTTTCAAGGAGCAAGCGGTGTAACGCATCCTTTATTATCAGAGACTGTTACACAGTTTCAAGCGCAAGCCTATAAAGAATTATTACCTGCTAATGGCCCTGTAAGAACACAACTTATTGGCAAAGCAGATCCTCAAAAAGAACAACAAGCACAGCGCGTGCAGGACTTCATGAATTATCAAATCATGCATGTCATGGAAGATTTTGATCCTGATTTAGATCAAATGCTTTTCTACTTACCTTTATCAGGCTCTAGTTTTAAAAAGGTATACTATGATTCTACAATGGGAAGAGCTGTATCAAAGTTTATCCCCAGTGAAGAATTAATTGTTCCTTACACAGCAACTGATTTAGCTACAGCGGAACGTGTTACACATGTTTTAAAAAGAACAGAAAACGACATTCGTAAACTACAAGTAACAGGTTTTTATCGTGATGTAGACTTAGAGGAATATACCGATTCTGATACAAGCAGTATTCAAACTGAAGTTAACAGAATGGATGGTGTAAGGGAAACAGGTAGTGGTTATAAAAATGATCAATATACTTTACTAGAAATACACTGCGATTTAGATTTACCAAGTTTTGAAGATCCTGATGGAATTAAACTTCCTTATATTGTTACTATTGATGAAGGCTCTGGCAATATTTTATCGGTGTACAGAAACTATGATGAAAAAGATTCTTTAAAAAAGAAAAAACAATATTTTGTTCATTACAAATTTTTACCTGGTTTAGGTTTTTATGGTTATGGGTTAATTCATATGCTCGGTGGTTTATCAAGAACAGCAACAGCAGCTCTTCGACAACTTCTTGATGCAGGCACATTAGCAAATTTACCAGCAGGCTTTAAGGCTAGAGGTTTACGTATTGCTGATGATGATTCTCCAATACAACCTGGTGAGTTTAGAGATGTAGATGCACCAAGTGGTGACTTACGTGCAGGACTAATGCCTTTACCTTACAAAGGTGCTGATCAAACTTTATTTCAGTTACTAGGATTTGTTGTACAGGCAGGACAACGTTTTGCTTCTATTGCTGATCAAAAAATAGGTGATAGTGTAGCAGCTAACGCTCCTGTTGGAACGACGATGGCTTTGATCGAAAGAGGATCAAGAGTTATGAGTGCAATACATAAAAGATTACACTATGCACAAAAAACAGAATTTAATTTACTTGCAAAAGTATTTAGAGATTTTTTACCTCCTCAGTATCCATACACATTAAATGATAACGCTGTACCGAGTATTAAAACATCTGATTTCGATGAACGTGTTGACATCATGCCAGTGTCTGATCCGAACATATTTTCTATGTCTCAACGTGTTACGTTGGCACAAACACAATTACAAATGGCACAATCAGATCCTAAGTCTCATAACCTATATGAAGCCTATAAAAGAATGTATCAATCACTTGGTGTAAAAGATATAGACGCTATTCTTCCTCCACCAAAACCACCAGCACCAAAAGATCCTGGTTTAGAGAATGCTGATTCATTACTTGGACAAAAATTACTTGCATTTAGACAACAAGATCATCAAGCACATATTGATGCTCACAGAACATTTATGTCTTCTATGTTGGTACGCTCAAATCCTCAAGCAACCATTTTATTACAAGCACATGTCATGGAACATGTTTCTTTATTAGCAAGAGAACAAGTAGAAGCAGAAAATGCTCCTCTTATTGAACAAGAAGCAAGAAAATTTGGCGGACAACTACCACCAGATCTACAAACACAGTTCCAAGAAGAAGTTGAACGTCAAGTTGCGACTAAAGTTACAGAATATATTGAAGAAATGTTTGTTGAAGAGCAAGAAGCAATGGCAGGACAGGGTTCAGACCCACTTGTTGAGCTAAAACAGCAAGAATTACAGCTAAAATCACAAGATATTCAACGAAAAGCACAAAATGATCAACAAAAACTTGATTTAGAGGGTGCAAAACTCGATCAAAGTGCAAAAATAGCACAAGATAAGATAGATTCTAACGAAGATATTGCACAATTACGTGCGAATGTTAATCTAGAAAAACAAAATGACAAGCGCAACAGTTAAATTACAGGAATATTTTACTGAGTTAATGACTTTTGCTGATACAGGTGTAACAAGTCAAGAAGATCAGATACTTTTAGCGGGTGCAATGATGGGTGTAGCTAAAATGTTGTATCACAACAACCTTACCGAGCAAGAGTATGATAATATTTTAAATCATAATGCAAGAGACTTGCTAAATCTTTTAAAACCAACTATACATTAAGAAAATGAAAAAGAAAAAAAAGTTTCCTGATTTAAGTGGTGATGGTAAAGTTACCAAAAAAGATATTTTAATGGCTAGAGGGGTTATTAAAAAGAAAAAAGGCAAAAAAAAGGCAAAAAAATGAAATTTAAAAATGCAAAAATGACTACTGTTTCTGCAAAAAACCCTTTTCCAACAATGAAAGTTGGATCAGATGCAGCAATGACTTTTCCCTCTTTCGTTGTAAAAAACAACAAAGGTGCAGGTCCAAAAGGTCAGACAAGCAATGCGCAAATTAAAAAAGTAGCTTTTAAAGGCGTAAAATAGTATAATCCTTAACTTAACAAGGAGGTAGTATGAATCTACTGAAAGATCTATGGGACCATATTAAAGAATGGTCGGATTGGAAAATGAAGGATTGGATTAAGGCGGCTATTGTAGCTATCGTGGTCATCTGGGTAATTAGTTGGATGACAGGCGGAGCAGCATAGTGCTTAATCTTCTCGGTGGCTTACTTGGTGGTGGAAAAGGCGGAGCCTTAGAAACTATTTCAAAAGTTGTCGATGAACTTCATACAAGTGAGGAAGAAAAACTAGATAAAAAAATTAATGC